CTTTGGATCCTTGTCGTAGCGTCAATTTATGGTATAAAGGGTACACAGATTTTTAGAAACGGAGGAAAAAAATAATGTCAGGTAGATTTGTAGGATTCGGAAAAAAACTTTTTGATTTAGCTAAAAGACCAGGTGAAAAATCAAGCACGGTTGCAACTATAGTTGGAGTAGCTCCAAAAGTTCCTAAAACAAAAATAGCAAAAGCTATGAGTGATTTAAATAAAACTGTTCTTAAAGCAAAAGGTACAATGAAAAAAGATACTGGACAAGTAAGTAGTATGCTTGAAGATCAAGCTAGATCATTAAGACAAATTCAACAAAAACAAAAAGGTGAAAAAGTTACAAAGTCTGGAGTTTCAAAGGGTAAAGATAGACTTAATAGAAAATTTGGTTCACCAAAACCAAAATCAAATGTTCAAAAAATAAAAGAAACATTTGCACCAAAAGGTAAAACTTTAAAACCTGTAGATAAAAAGAAAAACCCAGGACTTGCAAAGTTACCAACTAAAGTAAGAAACAACATGGGTTATATGAAAAAAGGTGGAGTTGTATAATGGCAAAACTTTGTCCAAGAGGTAAAGCCGCAGCGAAGCGAAAATTTAAAGTGTACCCGTCAGCGTATGCTAATATGTATGCTTCTGCAGTATGTTCAGGTAAAGTAACACCAGGTGGCAAAAAAAATAGAAAAAAAGCTATGGGAGGCGGAATGATGAATGAAAGAATTGGTTTAAAACATGGGTCTTATAAAGACAAAGCTAATCCACATATTGATCAAAAAGTTTATGTAACTAAATCTGGGAAAGAAGAAGCAAGTTTTGTTGATAAAGAGTCAGTTATGAAAACTAAAAAACAAAGAAAAATGGCAGGACCTCAAGCTAGAAAAGAAGTTAAGCATGGCGGTAGTATGTGTAAGTTAGCCACTAAAGGCAAAGGAAGAGCTTACGGAAAGAATTCGTAATGGCCGAAAAAGGTTTAAGATCATGGGTCAAAGAGAATTGGGTCGATATTGCAAACAAAAAATCGGATGGCTCATACCCAAAGTGTGGAAGAAGTGGTGGCGAAAAAAGAAAAAATTATCCAAAATGCGTGCCTATTGCAAAAGCAAGAGCGATGACCAAAGGGCAGCGTGCGGGTGCCGTAAAGAGAAAACAAGCTAAAGCAAATACAGGACCAACACCATCACGAGCTGCAACATTTGCAAAAAGAAAAAAAGCTATGGGTGGTGGATTCATGGCTAAAAGAATGGGAATGTATGGCTAGAAATGATTTTAATAATAAATTTGGAGCGACTGATCAATTTTTTGGAAATTTTGAAGATGGAAGAAAAGCTAGATCAAATGGTGGACCCATAACAGAAACAAAAATTCCATTAAAATCTGCTAATAAAAATATTAATAAAAAAGGTCAGCCCGATACACAATATTTTTCAAATGGTGGAAGTGCAAAAGGTAAAATGCCAGCACGAAATAAAAAAAACTTTAGATCTACAAAGTCTGGAGCAGGTATGACACGAGCCGGTGTCAAAGCCTACAGAAG